GGTTCCATCGATGTTAGGCGATGAAAACCGCAATGCAACATTAGGCAGTGTAGCAATGCGATCAAGAACCGCACGTATTTTTGGGATGTTGTAGCTCTTGGTTGGCAACCAATGCTTAACCCATGGCGTGCGTTGGATCACAAGAAATATCTTGAAGGCAAGCGCAGGATGGTACACATCGCCGCTGTCGAACCAGCGGAAATAACGTTCGCTATCCAGTCGCTCGACCATATCATCTACCCATTCTGGGCGTTTCCAATCCTCCCTATTGTGATCACGTGGGTTTCGTACATTGGCAAAGCGATAGTTACCGCCCTTGGCATAGCATCCGCCGCAGACTGGCAACACTTGTTTGGTTTCTGGATCAATACTGCCGGGACACGTTTCGCCAGCGTTTAACGACCATGACTTAGCATTCAGCTTGCTGGTATTAGAAAGCGCAACCATAACTATTCTCCTAGTACATTTGGAAAAGGGACAAACACGCTAGCGCACTATATACGCTAGCGCAATGATCAGGACAAGCGAAAGTTAACAGACGGACAACGTGCCGACTTTTTGGGATATGTGGCAATCATAAATTTGCCAGCGTTAAACACACGGCCAACCTTGCCAGCGTGTGTTTCCCACTTAGAAACAACAGACCGCTTGCGGATCATAACACGGACAAACGGAAGCTTAACATGGATAGGCTTTGCAGACTTAAACATGACTATTCTCCTATGAGCTTTGGACATATCGGCACAATACCGACATGCTGAAAGCCCACACTTTGCTGCTATCCAGCAACGGCACAATGACCCTAGCAAAGTGAGAACTTGGGCGAGAGATATTTCTACAGCGTCTTCTCGCACGCCGCTTGATACTTTACATTGCGTCTAACATAGCCATACGGCAACCGCTTTCGCGCTTATGCTAGTTAATGGACTGTGACCCATACAATGTCGGCGACTAGGCGCAAATCGACAGCCCAAAACACACAGTGTTTCTCAAGTTTCCAGATATACGAAACATTCTAGCTAGCGTATCGCCGCACCTTACCTAACACGCTTTCACGGCTAGGCAGTGACCTTGCGCCAATGGGCGCTAGCATCAGTTTCGATTGTCAAACAGCTCTGACGTGCAAGCCCGTCCGGGTACCGCCGCGAGGCGCTCTTGTTTCGTCCGATGTATACAGAATATCTATTATTTTTTCCCCGTCAAACTGTTTTTTTATACCAATAAAATCAGTAGGTTAGTGTTTATTGTTAAGTTTATTTTCACGGGTGATTCGTCATTGTGAATCGTTTGTTTTCAGTATGTTATAGTGCAAGATGCAGGTTTTTCAGAAGCTTAGCAGTGTAGTAAGCTTAGCTATAAAAAAAATAAAAAAAAGTAAGCTTAACTATAAGATCGTTGATCTAATATATGAACGCGCGTTCCTTATATATAGCAGCTTAAGCTAAACTATAAGAAACCTATACTGTTTCCTCGGTATGCTTAAGCTTGCTAGGTATGCTTAAGCTTGTGCAAGTAAACGTGACCGTTAGCTTGACTGTAAAAAATACCTGACAAAAAGCAGACAAGCTTAACTATTAGGTCGAAGCTTGGCTGTATTGTGTCGGCTTATGCTTGCGTTCAAGCTTTAGGTGCAAAAAACGGATGAATGATCCGTTAAATAACGTTTAGAATCAATCGTTTAACGTGAATAAGCGTGTGCTTGGCCGTATGCAAGCTGTAGCGTGGCTGTTGCGGGAGGGCCATGGGGGGTAGCGACCACTCGTAGATAACGTTAGGGCTTTCAGATTTTTGCTCAAAATTCTGTCAACCCCCCTCAAACCCTCTCTAACGCTCCTTAGCGTTGCTGAACGCCCGCTGACAGGCGTTTACTCTCCCGGCTAGGGTAGTAGCCAAGGGTATGTAAACTCCCGTCCACGGGCTTCCTAGACGCTCCTAGAGCCTACTTAATAATTGTTGTTCGACCAGACCTGACCTTCGCCAAATTTTCGCTTAAGGACCGTCAACAAAGCTTCCATTGTAGCCTTAGCGCCGGGATCAGTCTCTCCAGCGATGTCATCTTCAAGCGAACGGATGGTTACCGACATCTCGTACTTGGGCTGGGCATTGTTATCTTCTAGTGCAGGCATGTATTCTCCTTTTTATATGTGTCTACTTCTTCGTAATCGGCAGCGCTAACACCCCGTTCACGCATGTAGACTTCCCCAAACGTAGGGTTAAAGTAGTTACCAGCCACTTCAACGACAATTTCCTCGTTAAAAGGTTTACAACTGAACACGTCCAGATAAACCTCCCCTGTAGCGTCAACGAAATGTGCACAGATGTTAGAAGTTTCTATAAGCTGAGTTAGCGTAAAGCCTGCCTTGCTGGCATCGTGTTCAGCAAAGTGAACACACGCTGGCTCTCCATAGGCTTTCATGCCTATTTTTTCTACAAGCTCTTTGACAAAAGCAATGATGTTGTCTTTGCTGGTAATCTTTTCTTTGTCACACCCGCCCATATCGAGCGAAAGGTGCCATCCCCAAGTGTATGTCATGTTAGATCATCCTAGCGCTTTGACCACGGAAGGCAGCGCCACTGTTAGATTGATGTTTACGACCGCTAGCGTGGTCTATGAACTTCTGTAGTTCTCTGTCTAGGGCTTCAGACTTCTCTGTAGCTATGCCCTTGTCAGCATCCCTTGCCATTTGTTCGCTCCAGTAGCCTACAGCTATGGCTAGAGCATCCAATCGGTCATCGTGTTTTAATGCACCACGATCAAACGTGATACGTGTCATCTGGTAGATTAGGGTTTTGTTAAACTTTGCGTCAGCCTCGTAAGACTGAGCTGTCTTATAGTCATCCTCGATCACCTTCTTGTCTACGATTAGCTTGTGTCTGCTAATCACAGGCTCAAGGGTGTCAATTATGCGTCTTTCCTTTTGTGTAGAGTGTCTTACTTCCTCGATCATACAAGGGTGTACCTTGGAGACAACAGGCTCAAACAAGGCTTGGTACATACCGTCACCAAAGTTAGCTTCGATGATGATGTGGTTTACCATCTCTTCCTTGGCTATCTTAGCTAGCTTCTGGAGAGTTGGCATATCGTAACCACCCGGTAGACCACCTGCACGAGTAACAAACAAGAAGCCATTGAGCATCTTGACAACAGCATAGCCAGTTTCGTCTTTACCTCGTCCACTAGGGTCAATGGACATTACACTGCCTGTATACGATGCAAACGTATCGTCAACAGATGCTGGCATGTAGAAACGATCCCCTGACATGGCTAGGTTAGGTAGCTCCTTTAGCTCCCGTTTGTAATCGGGTAGCCAATTGATCTTCATAGGAGCTTTCTCTTTGTCTATATCCATGACAATCAGGTCTTTGATCTTCAGAGGATAACGATCCTCATCAGATAGCTGAGTGTTGAGCATAAACTGTAGAGAGAAACCTGCTCTACCGTATTCAGCTTGCCTACCTGCTAGGTCCATGTCGGAGAAGCGTTCAGGGTCTGCTGTAGTCCCTTCAGGCTTGTTAGCCATGAGCTTACGGATGTAAGGAGCTAGATCATCCCCATACTTCTCTGACTCTTCCTTGCTAGGAATGAGTGCAGGCCAAATCTGCGTAGAGAATGTCTCAGGCAGCTTAGAGTATATTGAATCTTCAGTCTGGGGAGTGCCAAGGTAGATGATACGAGCGTGTTCGAGAGGCTTAAGGACAGCAGAGAACTCTTTAGTCCGTTCTAACAGCTTCTCACGCATGTCAGCAGTAGCTGCATTGTTCAGCACCTCTACGTCATCAGCGATGATCTCGTCAGCACGTGAACCAGTGATCTGTCCAGTGATGCCAACAGACTTAACTGATGGTGACTGGTCAGCTTTAGCTGGGCCTACGTCAAACTCGATACGACTGTTACGTTGTTCTTCCCTTGGTCTAAGGTGAGCTAGGATGTCCATCTCCTGTATCAACCGCATGGTGAACGTAGAGAAGGCATCTGCTCGTGACTTAGACGCAGAGACAACAAGGAACTTTAACTGAGGGTCACAATAGAGCCTCCAAAGGACGTAGGCAGCAGTAATGAAACTCTTGCCTACGCCTCGAAAAGCTTGGATGGCGATCTTGTTAGGACCACGTTGAAGGAAGGTAGCTATGTCGTACTGGATAGGGGTAGGGTCTGGCAGGTTGATATGCTTCCAGACTAGGTAAAGGAATAGACGGAAGTCTTTTTTAAGAGGGTCTTCACTCATATAATGAACCTGACTCTCCTCCTCCTGACGCTGAACGTGATTTAGCTGCATCGATAGCTAAATCCATGCTTGTATAACGTGGAGAACGCTTACCTGTTAGACCTTCGTAAGTAATGTGAGCATCGTAGGCACTAGACTCATCTAAAACGTGAGGCTGTAAGTTTTTATCCCACCAAATTCTAGGGTAATTCGTTGTCTCACTACCTGACGATCTTGTGTAATCTGATGTGAGGTACTCAGTAGATTTACCTCCTAAACCAACGTCTTGCGGAACGTGTAAGTTCGTATCGAAAGGAATTAGGTTAGGTTGCTCTTTTGTGGATGCAAAACACATTAGCATTTCCACCTTCTCATTGATGCTATGGCACGCTCAGCGTTCTTAGACTTCTTAACTATGCCAAGCATACGTTTGCAGAAGGAGCGCTTGCGACCCTTGTCAGCTTTTGTCTTAGGATTAGGAGCGGGAGGCTTGAGGTTAGAACCAGTCTCTCTGTTGTACTTTGCTCGGCCTTTAGCAGTCAGCCCTGCTCCTTGTTTGGTTGGGAGTTTTTCTCCTCGTTTAATAGAGAGGCTTGTCAGTTCGTATACTCCCCTTCATCGTCGAACTTAGGCAGGCTGTCCATCAACGCCTTGAGCGGAGACTCATCAGTCAATATTGCCTCAATACCGTTGTTCTGGAGGAGCTTAATGGCAGCATTCAGTTCAGCAGGGCTAGCCTCCCCTGATTTAACACGTCTAAGGAGGTCTAGCGTTACTGCTTCATGAAGCTGACCAAGTAGCTCTTCGCTAGCTCTGGTCTTACTCATGTTATCTTGGTCCAATCATAAACCACGGAGCTGCTTTAGCGATCATCGCTCCAACGGTTGAGGATATGCCTGCTACAAGCATAAGGGTTTTCCAACCGCCTTTAGCTTGTGCTAGCGTATCTCTAATAATCTTCAAATCGTCTTTGACCTGATCTAGGTCTTTCCTAACGTGGTTTAACTCTGCCTCAAGGACAGCAACTTCAATTGCTACTTCTTTTTCCAATTTGCCATACCCTTCTCGACGGTGCGAGCGAGCATATACCCACCAATACCGACGCTGACCAAGTTCCACAGACTATCTGGAACTCCGCTAAGGGCAGTCAGTGTTGCAGTCTGTAAGTTAAATATAGGGGAGAGAACAACCCAAGTGATCATAGCAAGAGACCACATAACGACGATTGGCCTAGCTGACCGTGTTAGCCAACTCTCAGAGGCAGCATCCGCTGCCATAGTATCCTTCATAGCGCCCATAATCGCTGTCTGATTCTCTAGAAGAGTCTTTGTCAGCTCTTCTTTAGCCTTTTCACGGGCGTTGACATCAGGTATCAGCTTGTCGAACACTGGAAGGACAAGCTTGATGATGTCAAGTATCATTTAAGACTGGTCCTTTTAGTAAATGCAGTTACGAGTATGTTAAATAGTTTAAGGAGAATAGGAATAAATTTACCGGAGGTAGGACTTTCGTCTTCCTTGTTAGTGGAGGGGATTCGGACAGTAGACGTAGGCTCATCTGTTTTAGGTCTTTTAACACCAGCGTGTCCAAAAGCATCCTCAAAGTCAGCTTGGAACAACGCAGCTTCACTTTTTCTACGTCGTGTTAGCCCTCTCAACACCCGTCCACCGCCTTTATTCCACTTCAGCAGCTCTTTAGGTACAGCAGCCTTGTTACCTGCGTTGAGTTTCTTCCACAGAGTAGCTGACGCAGGTCCACCAGTGTTGAAAGCCCAACTAACAAGAGCGTCAAACTCGTGCTGCTCCAGTGGAACTTGTGACATACGGGATACGTGGTGTTCAAAGGTACGCATATCGAGTGCTAGCACCTCGTCACACTTTGCTTGCTCCCATACATCTCCTTTAACGAAGTGAGGTTCGTGGTGATTGGTATGTCCATAGCCTATGGTCAATACCCCGACTCCATCATCATATGTGGTGAAGAAGCCGGGGCGACCTTTAACAGCTTTGTGACAACCTTCAAATGCCTTTACGATGGCAAGACCGTCTGAGCTGATGTTCATTAGACCATCAATGCTCCTGCGACTGCTACGATAGCAAGAGCTAGCGCAAAGTCAGGGTAGCGAACAACCTTTTCAATCACTACGTCATAAAAAGTCATTGCAATAGCGTAAGCTTTTTTGAACTTAGTAATCATTGTTTGTCAATCCTTTGATAAGCTGTTTTGCATAGGTACTCCTAGAACGGTGCTACGTCGAACTGGGGAAGCGACCAAGTGTATATAGTCGCCATTTGTTAGATTCCTTGATTGTCTAATGCACGAATTGCTTCACGCCACTGCTGACGTTGCGCTAGCAGTTCTGGCTTCTGCTTGTCGTAATCCGTTAGCCCAACATAGTCAGTCTCTACCAGTTTCTCCTTTAGACTCTCAATGGTCTCGACTGGTGGACTTGGAGGAGGAGGTACTACTGGGGCGTCACGAAGTTCCCACTGGTTGCCAACCCACACTGCAAACTGACCGTCTGGTGGAGCAATCTCAGTATAATTATTTGGCAGCCTAGAGTATTTAATGTGCTCTTGAGAACCAGTGTAGTTTCCGAGAGAGTCGTAAAGATACATTGTTGTCATAATTACTCTCCTGTATATAGGTTGATACGGGTTGGCGGCACCCAGAATTTAGTGGCGTCGTCAGGGGAACGTATTACTTTTTGAGTGGAGCCTGTATATGCGCGAGACATCCAAACGCCACCACCATAAGCAATTGTTCTGTAACTAAGGGAACCAACAGCGCCGCCTGCTAGGTCAAAAGTTTTCCCGTTATCATTTGATTTAAAGAGGGAATAAGCTCCACCTACTAACCAAGTACCATTGCCATATGCCGTATTTCTGAAATCCGTAAAAAACGGTTGTGATTCCCAAGTCAAGCCATCGTCTGTTGATCGCCAGAAAGTATCATTATTAGAATTTACTATCCATACACCGTTTCCATAGGAAACCCCATAAAAGTTAGCGTTAGCACTAGGAGGACTAGTCGTCCAAGAAACACCATTATCAGTTGACCTTAAGACGGTTGAACTCAGTCCAACAGCAATCCAAACCCCGTTTCCATACTGCACTGAAATAAGGCTATTTGTAGTCCCTGATGTTACTGCTGACCAAGTAGCACCGTCGTTCGTAGACCGGTATATTCCTCCGCCGGAGGTAGTAGCGATCCAAACTCCATTAGCATAGTGCATGGCTGTGTAATAACTTATGGAAGCCCCAACAGCTGACCAATTTAATCCGTCGTCTGTAGACCTATAAAGAGTAGAGCTACCAACCGTGTAAAAACGAGCTATCCAGACACCGTTACCATAAGCAACATCACCAAAAGTAGATGGAGTTGTCACAGTGGACCAAGTATTGCCACCATCTGTTGATCTTTGTAAGTTATAAGCAGTGCCTGAGCAAGCAAGCCAAGTCCCATTTCCGTACCCAAGTCCAAGTCCGTAAGAGGTAGCTGATGTTACCGATGTATCTGACCAATTAGTTCCGCTTTCATTGAACGCAGACATTGAGCCAATCAGAGGATAGTCTGTTTTTAAGTACCTGCCAGACTCAGTAATAAACTCTGGTGAGCTAAGTGTACGCGCAGTAATCAGCGTATCCCCCGGCTCAATCCCGCCGGATGCAGCAGTTGCCTGCGTTGTCCCGTCGGGGAACTTAAAGCCTCCGGTAGTGCTTTCTACGGTACCAGCGACCGATAGTTTTTGGGCAGGCGAACCCGTCCCAATACCTACGTTGCCCGCGCTGTCGATACGCATTGTTTCCGTAGTGCCATCCTCTTGGAAGATCACACCATTGCCGGAATTTATTGTGATTGGATAGGAAGGGTTGCTTTCTATTTTTAACCCAACAGTTGTTCTTGTGTCATAAGGTAAAGAAACTGAACCATAGACTGTGCTGTCAGTGTCGAAAGTCCAATTGACTGAACCAGCTGCCCCAGTCACCCCAGCCTTCAGCTTAATGTTAGCATCTGTAGCATCAAGAATTAAGTTTCCGGCTACTTCCAGTTTTTCCGTTGGCGAACCCGTCCCAATACCTACGTTGCCGCCACTCACTAGCAACTGATCCGTGCCAACCGTCAGCCCATTGCTAGGCAGGTTGAGCGTGCCTGTCATCGTGTCGCCAGCCCTGTTTACTGGAGTGTACGCAATGGACGTACCCTTCTCAGCCACCAGCTCCCAGTAAGCATTTGCTACAGTAGGAAGCGTCGGTGGTGCATTACCAGTTCCGCCCTGAATTGCTATCCAAGACGATCCACTGTCCTGAACGATATCATCTACAACGTAGGTAGTACCGGAAGAGTATGAACCACGCCACTGAGCGCCCTTTTCACCATCTACACCCTGTACACCCTGCGGACCTTGGATACCCTGTGGCCCTTGAGGACCGTCTGCGCCTGTTGGACCAGTAGGACCGATAGGGCCAGCGGGACCTTGCGGACCGGTAGGACCAGTAGCACCGGTTGGACCAGTTGCTCCTTGCGTACCTGCTGGACCTTGAGGACCAACACCAAATGTAATACCGTTCGACCAGTCCCCAGACGTGGCAGACAACTTGAAGTAAATCTGCTCGTAGTCAGTAGCTAGATAAGCGAAGCCAGCAGCTTCCGCATCATATGTTGACCTGTTTGAATACAAGCCTACAGCGTCAGGCTGAAAGTCAGCACCTGTGCTTCCCGTTGGTCCTTGTATGCCCTGTGGACCTGTCGGCCCAGTTGATCCTGTAGGGCCAGTAGAGCCTTGTGGACCAACCGGTCCTGTAGCACCCGTAGAGCCTGTAGCTCCTTGGATACCCTGTGGACCTTGTGCGCCTTGTGGACCTTGGTTACCAGTAGGGCCAGCCGGACCTTGCGGACCAGTAGGACCAGTCAATCCTATTGGACCTGCCGGACCTGTCAAACCAATTGGTCCAGTAGCACCCGTAGCGCCCGCTGGACCGGTAGGACCGGGAGTGGAAGCTACTGTATCTACGTAATCCTTGTTAGCAGCATCTGTAGCAAGCGTAGGCGTGTCTACATTGCTGATCTTGTTACCTTCAGCATCCCAGTTCAACGCTGCGTCACGTCCCATAGACTGACCAGCAACGTCGTTAGCTTCCTGCATACCATACAAGAGCTGGTTTACCGTGGTGTTGAGCTGCCCGCCAGTTACAGGAGAGCCGTTAGCATACGTTACCTTAGCGGATGCGAGGTCTGTCTCACGCTGAATTTCAACTGAGTCTCCGACCGCTAGGGCCGGAGTTACTCTGATTGTAGACGATGTGATAAACACATATGTGTATGAACCACTACCTGCAAAAGTTACAATGACTTCATCCTCGTTCTGATATGAGAACGGGACGCTAAAGTCGGTAGTGGCTCCATTACCTGAGTAGTTAATGTAAGTATTATAAAAAGCCATTGTTTTCCTTTAATTAAATAGCGCAGTGAACGAGTCACGCTGACCAGTTTTGACGTTGTACGTGTCCGTAAGCTTGTTACTAACAGCCGCCGTAGCTTTAGGATCATCACCTACAACTGTTGCTAAAGCTTGTTCCCACTTACTTTTAACAAGGTTTTCAAAACCAGTTACACGTGTTCCTTTAGAACCTCTACGCCCTGTAGAAAGGTCTTTTGAGTTTTTAAGATACCAGATAGCATCATTTTTCATCAGCTCAGAGTAGACTTTCATAGCAGCATTATAAACGGTTTCGTTTGAACCACTAATCATGACACCACGAAGGTCACTTCCGGGGTAAAACTTCTCAGACTTAAACGGAGGTATGAATTTACTTCCAGTCTGAATAGTCATCTTAGCAATCTCTTTCAACGCCCAGAGTTGTTCGTTTTCTAGCTTGCGTTGACCTTTAGACAACACCTCGATACCTAAGTAATATAAGAAACCCTGTTTAATGGTGTTTGTTTTATTTCCTAGCGCGTCGTAAGCGTGTGTAACAGATGGGCTAGACGGGTTGATTATTGACTCTATCGACTGCTCAATAGTCACAGGGTCAGTTAACACGTTCTGATCTTCTCCAAACGCTTTGATACCTTTGCGTAACGAATTAGGAACAAGAAGCTGAGCTTTGTTCTTGAACATACGAACAAACTTACCTTCGCTTCGTTCAACATCGCTAAACGCTTCAAACAGATCAATCCACTCAGCAGCACCTGCTGCCAAGTTAGCATCCTTTACTGCTTGGATAGTCGATCCAAATGCAGTGGACATGATAGCAAGAACTTCCTTATGTCTATCTGTGTTATCGTAGACGCCTTGTGCGCGTTCCATATCCATACGCTCATAACGTTCAAGAGCGTTTACCATTATCTTCAACGGCGTTGAGAAAGGATCAAAATTACGGAAGCTGACGTATTGTCCGTTCCATTTAATGCTATAGGGTTGCCACCCTTCTGTTTCCTCAAGTCTACGACGTTCTTGATAGTTAAGACCCGCTCCTGATCCTGTAATGTTTCCGTTAGCGTAGGCCGTAAACGTCGCCATCATCACACCGTAAGAGAACATGACTTCTCCTTGTGCTTTGATCTGCTTAGCTACACCATTATAGCCGAAAAGATCACTGAGCATCTTGGTTCCGGGTGTAAACTGTACCAGAGGTGTCAGGCGTACACCAGCTTCAAACACGCGAACAGGAGTACGGAAGAAGAGCTGACCCGCAAGACGAAGTATCGGAAACTGTCTAACGGCACTTTCATACCCTTTAGCAGCCCCTGACAAAAGACCAGTCCCTGAGAACTCTGTCTTAAACAGCAAGTCGTTAGCGTAAGAAATGCCTTCCTCGTTAGCAGCACGCTTGTACAGCTCAGGCTTTTCTTGTAGTCGCTTCTTTACCCACATGTTTATCTCTTCGCCACGGTAACCTTGATCAATAGCAGCGTCACGTAGCTGAGCGACCATGGTAGAGTCAGGAGACGTGTAAGCTTTCTTTTGCGCTTCTTCAATAGCGTCTTTAATAAGCTTGTTTCTTGCTGCGCCTTTAACGTTTTCTTTTAACGCCCTCTCAACTGCCTCAGCATATGCTCTACCTTCTACAGCACCGGCATAAGCCCAGTGTGCAAAGAACTCATCTGTAGAGTTAAGCATACGCATCCACAGTTTGACATAATTCCTACCAAGGAAACCTGCAACAGCGTTTTGACCTTCCCTCGCAAGGTGATTGGTCATATCAGATTCCCACTTGGTTGAGTGTCCAAGGAGAATACTGTCAGAGATACGAAATGATTCTGCTGCTGCACGGAAAGCAGCGGACGTTGAACGTCTCATTGCTCCATACGCAACCATCATCTCCTTAAAGGCTCCAGCTTCAAGTGGACCTTTTCCAAGAAAGTCTAACATTGGTCGCGAGACTGTACGGAAGAAGTTAGAAGCAGCGTTGACTGTAACTGAAGATGGACCTAGCACGGTTAGCGCTATGTAGTTTGCCGCACTCTGCATGGCATTCTTCATTGTCTTCTGACCTTTTTGAAGAATATTCAGAGACGCATAAAGCTCATCTTCAATATTCTTTTCAAGAGCTGCATAATTATTAAGAGCGCGTATGTATCCGTCAGGATCGGCTAGAGCATCAATGTCGGTCAACGCTCGTTTAGCATCAAGCAAACGTGTGTCTTTAGCAACCTTGTCTTTAATGTCTACAGCACCTTCAACAAGCATCTTAGTAGCTGCAAACTGCTGATCTGGTGTTGCTTTGGCAGGATCAATTCCCATTTGACGAAGAAAATCATCGACATCAGCGTGTCGTTTGTCCCCCTTGAACCACGCCTGCTGAGCAAAACGAAGGTTACGTCCACTTTGAGATTTCAACTCTTTTGACATAAGTCGAAGAGGATCAAACGCCATGCGTAATTCGTTTGCTGCATCGCGTAGTTTTTCATACTCTTGTGTATTGATAGGCTTAATATCGTCAGCAGCCTTGGACAAAACTTTGGTTTCTGATGCCATCATGTTAACAGCGTTGTCCAAAGCGTTTTGAAGAACGCCAGCTTCACGCTGATATAAGGGACTTTCTAACATTTCTCGTACAAATTGAGACGCTTCTCTAGGAGTAGTATGCTTCAAAGCACGAGTCAAAGGATCAGTAAACTTGGTAAGCCTTCTGAGAGCTGTTATCTGCTCTTTTAGGTTCTGTGAACCAAGTTGACGAACGAGAGCGACAAGATCGCGAGTGTTGTTGTTGACATCAAGACGGTCTTCAGGAAGACGCTTGGTGATACGAGCGTCAGGGTTACGTACTTCCTGCACACCTTCTATAAGTGCTTCTTGACGAGCGCGAGAAGCTTCAAACTGCGCCTCTTGCGCCTTGGCTTCCATCTCGTCAGCTTTTCTACGAAGAGAGTCAGCTTCTGCCTGCCTACGCTGCCTACGTGTGAGAACAGTATCTTCACCTTTTGGCATGTTTCCGAAAAGGCCGGGCTGCTGATCAGGCAACGGCTTTGTTTCAAGAACGCCTTGCGTGTCTTTAGCCAACTGCCCTGTTGCAGGATCAATAAACGTTTCACGTCCACCCACCTTGGGGGTTGAGACAGGATCAATTAAATCAGCCTGTCTACGCAACTCTTCCGCAGCTCTACGCTCTCTTCCTCCAATACCAAACTGTGTTGGCATGTTTCCGAAAAGGTCTAGCTGCTGCTCAGGCATGGGAAGGTCTAAGCTTCCCTGCGCCCTGTCGCCAACGCGAGGAGCGCTGGGCTGAGTCTGTGGAATACCGAAATCATCTTTTACGATAGCGCCTTCTTTATCGAATACAGGATCACGAACTGGAGGTGGTTCTATATTATTGCTATAGCGCTGCTGCCACTCTGCTACGGTGTTGAGTGGCCGTGTTTGCGTAACATCAGCTATACCCGGTAGCTGAGTCTGCGTGGTGTAGTCAGGCTGACGTAAATCTAAACTCAGCGTTGTTGGTTCAGGACCGATTTGATCAGGAATAAGCGGATCAGCAGGCGTCTCGTCAGGAGATTTCAGATGTAGATCAGAAGCCTTTTTACCCAACAGTTTGTTGATGCCCATGGTAAGAGCAGGCGCAAGTACAGCGCCAGCCGCTGCGCCTATAGCTCCGGTCTGAGCAATCTTACCATAATCTTTTTCTTCCTGACCACCAGCATTTACTTTAGCCGTTTGCGTTAGGTACTCTGAAGTGGCGCCTAAGACACCTCCTTCGATAGCACCAATCGCCCCGACTTTCGTCCCTGCTTTGAGTAGTTCTTTTACACCAAGCTTAGCTCCTTCACCAAGAGCTTTACCGGCTGCTGTACCTATACCAAGAGTACCAAGACCAACCCATGTTGTAGGATCGATGGCAGCGTAGTAGAAGAAGTTTTGAACACCTCCCCAAGACCACGCTGCCTTATCAAACCCATCCATGAGGTACAAGAAGCTTTTCTTAACATCTTCTGGAGCAGATTTTAACCTGACAGCATCAAGAGTCATCCTTGGCATATTGTAGTTAAAGGCAGACATACGGTCCAACCCCCACTTACCAAGGTCAGCGTCAGTACCTTTCCAATCTTTACCAGTGGTGTACCTGTACATGTTAGAGCTGGCGGCTAACCAGTCAGGATCAGCCGTCAGCACTTCTTTTCGGATACCTTTTTGGATTTTGCTAGAATCAAATGTGTCCGTACTCCTTTCGCTTTTGGTGTCAGGAGAATACGTGAAACTGCTTTCCAATCCACGAGGAATACCTGCGCCAGTAGCACGCCGGTAAGCTTCCTGAGGGTCATCAATATCCGTATACGTAACAGGTTCACCGTTTACTAAAATAGTAACGGACAAATCTCATTCCTTTCTATTTTTGTTTTGAAAACTGTTCCCACATTTGAGTATAAATACGATTTTGTTCATCAGGCGTAAAAGTATCAAAGTTTCTCAATTGCGGATTAGTTTTCTTCTGTTCATCAAAGTATGTGTAGAATTTCTGCTGTTGTTCAGTAGGAGTTACTTTACCTACGTTGTTACGGAAGAAGGATGCAATACCTGTTGAAATGCCTTCAGCAATGTCATCCAATTTAGTTCGCCTTTGCGGAACATCTGTAGGCTTTCGGTAAGCGTCAGGATTTACTGATCCATCTCTATTCACAGGAGAAGTCTCAGGCTTAGTCTGTTTAATTCCAGCTTGCTCAGGGGTAACAAGTTCTGTCAAATCAGGTTGTTCAGCTTGTTCTTTCATAAACTGACCCATGCTGAAGTTAATAGGTTTTCCTCCTCGCATAATGGTGTAAATAAAATCACCACTATCATCTTGCACCGCTTGAGGAGAACCGTCTTGATTAGTGACTATGTAATCGCCTCTTTTGAAAAACCCTGTTGCACTTTGCATGTAAGTATTTATAATCTGACGATCTAAACCGTGTAACTGCTTTTTCACAAATTTATTGTATTGCGCTGTGAGTACAAGAGCTGGGTCTCTTATGACAGAGAGTCTTGCTAAGATAGCCTTAGCAGTAGGAGTTTCGTATACTGGGTTACCATTTTTATCGCGAACAATCTCCTTAGTCTGAGCATCTCGTTTAAGTATTGGCGCGAATGGTTTGTTAGTGCTATCAATATATTCTTTAGCACCTTTAATAGCCGCAGCGCGTATCTTGTCAGAGGTATCTTTGTCTACAATTCCCTTTGGATTGTTGGCAGCAGCTTCCTTTGTCATACGGGAAGCAATGGCTTCTGCTACAGACTGCGCCCCTACTCCTACATATTGAGCGTGTTGCTCTGCTGTGTAAGCGCCAAATAGCAGCTTTCCCGATCCCGTCTTCAATACTCTTAACATATCAAGATTAAGTAAACCTTGTTTACGCATTTCCAAGAAAGAGTTAGACCGTATTACTTCTTTACCAACTCCTTCAGCGGTCCTATCAATCCACTTTCTACGAAGCTGCACTGATTCCGCTTGTGTAAACTTTTGAGTGTCTGATAAGGCTTCTTTTCGAACAGTTGCTTCGTCTGCTCCGTTTAGGTACTGCGTAGGTGTTAGACCTAATGCTTCTTGCTTTGCTCTATACAAGCTTCCATAAGTAGTTTTGAAATGTGCATCAATGGCCTGTTGAAGGCGGACCTCATCCTGAGCCGCTAGGTTTTTATCAGATGCGTTAGTAAACGTTTCCTGTGGAACAGCAAGAGTCGCTTCCTTTCGTAGATTTGATAATGTCCCAACCGAAGATTTTACAGCAGCGTTAGCAACTCGTTCCGTAAAAGGAGCGGCTAATATTTCATTAGAATATGCTTCCTGAAGTTTAGCAACATCTGTATGCTTTAAATAATCACGCTGTGTAGCAATCAAAGCATCCCTCACTTGTGCAGGTGTAGGAGTGCTATCGGGATCAAGACCTATCAAACGTAGGAAAGCGGGTCTGTCTGCTGTGATTGATTGACTTAAAGTATCAAGTCGTTTGCGTCTATCAGCGAAAGATGCAGTCGGATTCAGCTCGTAGAACTTCTGAGCATTCTCATATGCGTTCTGTCCAGCGACGTCAGCAGACCACTTTTTACGGTCAGGAGCAGTAAGCGGCTTACCTTCATTTTGTTCAGCCTGTACTTGTGAATGATAAGCGTCTGTCGCTTGGCTGTTTTGCCGAGCAATTGTAGCCTTTTCAACATTGAAACGCTGATTCTCTTTTGCATCAACTTCAGTTAACTTTTTCTGAAAGTTTAATTTCTCAGTAGCAGACAAGTTAGGATCAGCAAGCTGAACAGATAATACTTCGCGAGCATTGTTGAAATCACCAGCCGCAACAGCCGTGTCGGCTTGCGTAACCGTGAGTTTGTTAACATTATCTTTAGCTACAGCAAGAGGAACGCCAGCAGTTTCAGAATACTTCTTGATAGCGATTTCACGAGACGTTAGCGGAGAGCCGTTAAAGCCCTGAACACGGTAAAACCCTCCCTTGCTAGCAAGCTCCTGACCTTCTTTCAGAAGAGTTTTGATTTCGTCTACAGGAATTTTACCCCCTGAACGAGACCATGTTCCGCTGCCTCTAATGTCGAAATGAAGATGACTACCGTACACACCAATCGACTTTACGCCCATTGCCCCAAGCATACGGATTGCTCTACGCTGTTCATCAGGATTTGTAATACCAACATCCATAGCAGCGCCTTCAATATGCGCTGAACCACGCTTGACTATATTACCTTGAGCATCGTAAACCCGTTTAGCAGAACCTTTTAGGGTTTGGTTATATTCGTGGGTACGATGGCTGCTGTATACAGGTATTTTTCGACCAAGCGCAGAAGATAACTGATCTAAGGCTTGGACAACACCTGCATGAATACGGAGCGTGGCATCTTCACCTTTCATCTTACGAGGGTTAAGTTCTGTCCACTTATATCCCCATTTTGTAGATGCATTATCCCATGTATCAGCAGTAATGTAATTGTCAGACAGAGAAGCGACAGGACGTAATTGTCCATAAGTAACGCTCCCACTTTTCATTTTGTCATTGATGTTATTCAGCACCTGTTTTACAGAGATATTACCGTCTCCATAAATAGATTGATTCGCTTTGATATACCGGTCTGCTACAATATCTTTTATTGGAGTGTCCGGCTTAGCTTTCAGTATTCCTCCGGCAATACTCGGTAGCTGCCAATACAAATACTTTTCAGCAGTAGTAGCTGGTCGGCCCAAATCTTTTGCAGCAGTTTCAGATATTTGTTGCCACTCGTACTGAAAGAGCTTCATGTTCACAGCATCACTGTTGCGATCTGTGAGTTGACTTACATCCAGTCCATCTCGTTTCATACTCGCAATGATGGTAGCATAGCGAGCGTCGTTTATGCCAAACAAACCCTTAGCTGTAACAGGAGACCCATCCGAAGAGCGGTGAGGTCGTGTACCATCAAAGCCACTTTCTAGACGAGCTACTTGAGCAGCTTCATAAGGAAGGTTGGTACCACTGCTTCCAGTAGTCCTACCAAAAAGATCGAAAAAGTTTACTTCTTTACTTCGAGAAACAAAATCTGCGTTAGCCTTTTCTAGCTGAGCTTTACGCATTGCTTGGATTTGCGTTTTAGCGGCGTCAATATTTTGCTTAGACTTAATCTCTTTTACTGCTTCATTTAACTGAGCTTCAAATATGGAACGATACGGACTGTCAGCAAAGTTTTTATTACGTTGCAACAAGTCAGCACGTATAGCTTCAATCGTCGCTTCATATTGTTTTTTGTACTCAGCAGGATTATCTACGATAAGCTTAGAAGCTTGGTCTTGAAAATCTTTCCATAACTTATGTGTTTCGATACCTTCAGTAACAACTTTACGGCCTTGCGATGCTGCCACAGCCATGAAAGCGGAAGGACTAGGTTTATTTCCTCCAAATACAGAACGTAATGCTCCGGTAATACCGCCAGTGTCGTTCCCTTTTCGTAGGGCGTTTACGTTTTCGTTTTCTGTAAGACGATACGCTTGGTCAGTTAGCGCTTGATTTTTTTGTTCTTGAGAAGAAATAGTTCCTGTCAGAGAGCTTAATGCCTGCGTCAGTTTTGCTGCGTTTGACATTGCATCGTTGTATTGTGCAACAACGCCTTTTGCGCTTGCGCCAGAAGTAGCACTGGCTGTAATGCGAGACTGTCCCTGATCCATCAGGTTCTCGCCACCCCCGTAAGGGTCGTTAATCAATAATGCCATTTTTACTCCTAGTTAGGCTTTTCCATATCCTTTTACCGCAGCGTTGGCGATACCAAGGCCCATGTTGATAAGGGGAGCATTCTCATCCTTGAAAGGAAGACTTGCGATGTTTGCCGACGCTCTGTTATAGGCGTCTAGCCCTGCGTATTGAGTGGCGGACTTTAGATCATCACGCTTGGTGTCAACTAATCCTTGATTTTCAGCAGACACAGCATAAGATGCCATCTCAAGCTCATCGAGTGTCCTCGACCCAAATGCAATACCAGAAGCTCCTGCTGAGGCGGCTAATCGACTACGAGCTGCACGTCCCTTGAATGCCTGCTGTAGAGCTTGCCGGTTCAAAGACTGATTATCAAACTGAGCCTTCTGCTGAAGTCTCGTATAGTTCTGAGTGGCTGCAATGCGTTCCTGTTGGTGAGCAGCAGCCGCATTTGCGTTGTAAGCGTTGGTTGCAGCCATCTGCTGCATTCCGCTAGCAACTGAAGTTACAGCCATCATGGCTGCTGTCAGTGTACACATTTTGTTTTATCCCTTTAGTCTAACAAATTCTAAAAATGAATTTCCGTGTGGAGGCATTCGTACCTCTCTTAAAAACTTAAAGCCTAGCCACTTGAGCCAAGCGTGGTGCAGATCGTTCTGCGAATATGAGTAATTGTAAAGACATTCCTTCTGCGACACTGTGAACAGGTCGTTGACGCCTTGCGTACACTTGCGAAGGAAAGCAAACTTGTGTTTAGCTATGTCATCAGTCCCTAGCATCCAGATAATACCGAATGCAGGTCCAAGAGGACTATCGCTAACACCTAGTATCCCGGATGGCTTGAAGTTAACAGGGTTGACTAAGGTGTAGCAAAAGGGACAGTTGGTGAAACTCGTGGAAAGAGCATCATAAGGGTTTAAGCCTCCTGCGAGACACTCCTCTTGATCCTCTTTCCGCATATTGTCTGCAACATAGCCAACATCGCTCCGCAGAGCTTGTCGGTATAGCATGTGTTAAATTCGTCTAACTGCTTTAGGTGACATAATCCCACTCCACTCAGCGGAACCTATAGCTGAAGGAAATGGACTATCATTACGTATCAAGATACGAGCTTTCAAGTTCTCCGACATTACAGGAACACGGAAGCGACCTGAAGCAAAGTGAACACGACCTAGCTCAGAGTCTTCTGAACCAAGGATTGTTCCAACATATGTTGACACAGCAGGATCACGTCCGGGTGTTATAACTTCAGTTGTGAAGTATGCTGAGTCGTGATGTTCAAGCGTCAGATAACGGAGCTGCAAGCGACCATCGAGGATGGCTACCTGTCCTTCGCCCTGAGCTTGCTTCGCGTAGATGGTTGAGAACTCGTATAGCTTCTCGTAAGCTACGCCTGCGTAGTTTGTATAACCCGTGTAATCACCGGGAATAGAAACTTCAGAAGCGTTGATGCGTGTCACCACCTGTCTAATACCGTAGATACCGTTTGGAGCGTCGTTGCTAACAATGTCAACCGTAGCGTCGGTAGAGTAGGGAAGCGTGAACGTTGTTCTGTCATTCACAGCGTCGTAGCTACCTGCCGACAAGGTGACGTAACGATCCAGAAGGAGCGTGTAGTTAGTCTCAGTGTCAAACACATCTTCTTCTATGTTGATCTTTTCCAGATACAAACCGTAAGACCGGCGAATCAACATGTATAAGATCGTTCCAGAGAAGCCAGCCCAGTGAATGTGTTCAGCGTCTGGGAATGTCCACTTAGTCCACGCGCTTTGAACTTTCTTGTTTCCAGCCCAAAAGAACTTGTAAAGATAGAGAGACGTAGGATCAGTGTGACTGAAAAGGGCAACAACATCTGAGCTGTTTGAAGCTGTAGTGAACTGAATATCTCTAGGAATAAGCTCAGGCACTGCGGAAGCTACGTTCTCAGCGTCATCCTGTGTAGCATTGTCTGTTGGGAAGTATTCGTACAATCCACAGAAAGGCTTGTCAGCTCTATCGTCAACAAAGTAAACAGAGTTACCTACGTTCATCGGCTTGACGCGAGTCGTCACATTAAACGCTGTACGGTATTGTATGCTTACTGTCGTAGGACCAAGATAGTTCTGGTATGTTAGCCTGAACTGGTTCTTCTGCGACATTAGAAGCAAGTCGCGATTGTAAGGTATCGCGTGATACAGTATGTCTACGTTGTTGTGTAGCACAGCCACATCGATAGGATCGCCATCTAGAACCTGAGCAGCCGTTGTTCGATAGAAATTTTCAAAGTTGTCAGCTTCAGAAAGAATGACGTTTTCGTCGGATAGCATACCAAGACGGTTACTGTAGACAAAGATGTCGTTGATTGTAGTTCCAGCAAACGAAGGGTTACGAGAGCTTTCGGTATCACCTACGGTACGACCGTCCCATGTATGTTGTTGGAAAGTCCATGAGCCGCCCCCATTGTTGATAAGAACGTGGGGCATCGTCGCGACATCGAGCTGCTCACCTTGTCCCCAGTCCAACGTCTCTCTCCAGATGCCATTTTCGTATACGACGTAATAATCGTCGCCAAGGGCTTCCAAATCACCAGCCACACGCACAATGCGTCCTTCAGGAGATGTAGGAGGGAGATCAGAGAAAGACTGGACATCACGCTTGAAAACGCGAATTGATTTATCACCAGTTCCGCCCTGAGCTTGCAGAGTATCATTAGCTCCAAGGTTGGTAATGGTAATCGTTGAACCAGTCTTAATGGTCGTATAACCAGATGCAATCAAGTCGTTATTTACTTCGGTAGCAATCTGGCTAGTGTCTTGAATAGCGTGACTACCGCTTGCTCCATTAGGAGATAGCCAACTGGCCTTCAACACATTGTTTACATAGACAGAGTAATAGGTGTTGTAGGCGGCTGCCGTCACATAGACCGTACCCATATTTGTAGGATCAAGACGGGTAGCACCTCCAACAGGTTCAGCTACAGCACTCGTGGATGTTTCTATATTTCTATTAGCAATGAATGTGTAGTCACCAAATGTGACAAAACGAAAAGAGTCTACAGGAGATGCGGCAGACAGGTAAGACTTACCGTCAGGAAAGCTAACCGTCTCAAACAGTCCTGTATTAAGATTTAGAACTCTAAGGTCGCCATTCTCAACAATCGCAAGGTAGCGGTAGTCATCGTTTCGTTCGATCATGTAGGAACTAGCGCTATCGGATAGCGATACGCCAAGACTAGCTACGTGTTCTGTAGGCGGTCGTTTTTGTAGACCGCTAACAATCGACGGCCAAGTGTTTTCCGTTGCCTCGCAAGCAGTCGTTAGACGGAGCGCAGGAGGCTGTTGAGAGATACCGCCAACAAGATTAGGGATCGTGCCTGCAAGGAGAGACATTAGTACACTCCTCTAGCAAAGTTTCCACGAGTTAGAATAGAACGTGTAGACCAAGAGTCATACAGCATATTGCCGTCATAAGTTTCAGCCTCTTCCTGCATAAGCGCTACCCATGCTCGCTGTTCGTCAGCAGTGTTAAACTTGTTCAGCGTCTCTGAACCAAGCAAACGGGTTTGGAGCAAACGGGATGCGCGAGCAGTGATGAACTGCTTAGCCGCAAACGGCAGATGCTCAAAAGGAAGGACTACATAAATCTCTAGTTTAAGCTCAGTCTGATCGAACTGATATGTTGCGTTCTCCACGTCAAACAGCTTACCATTTCGGTAAACAACATTTACGTCGCGATTGTCTTCAATCGTATCGACGCGAATGGTGTTAGCAGGGAGAACAATCTCGTTACTTACGTTAGGCTGAAGCGTATGCTTCTCGCGATTCCAGTGCCAGCCCATGCCTTGAACAGAGCGGCTTGTCTCATCGATGAGGTCTGAAGCCATCTGTGCATCGATGGCAGCACCGTCAAGCGTGTTGACAACCGGCTCGCCCATAGATGACAAGCAGATATTAACTGCTTCCAGCTTCGTCATCGGAGTGTCGTAGTAGGCCAAATCAAACCTCCAATATATGTTAAAAGAAAAAAAGGGGGAGAGATTTCTCCCTCCCCAAATTGAAATTACGCAGCGCGAATTTCGTAGAGGCATTCGGGGCGCAGAACGCCGTGACCGACAGCCATCTTGGAAACCATGAGCGTACCCTGACGCCGCATGTCGTATTCCATTTCGCTCGACAGATCGAGCAGCTTAACAGTACCCATAGCCTGTGGGTGCATGAACAGACCCACCGTGTCCGAGGCATTGACAGTGTACTTGGACGAGTAGTCCGGGTACGTGCCGGTAGCAGCGGTGTGATCAACAGCGAGGTTGTTAGACTTCACGATGGTGAAGCCAGCAACCGTCTGCACCTCACCGTCAGAGTAAGAACCGTTGTTGCCGGGGTTGTAGAACATGTTGAGCAGCTTGTCGCTCGATACCAGCGAGTAATAAGTCGCAGGAGAGACGATCAGGTAGCGCTGTTCAGCCGGAATGTTCTTCTCATCGAAGTTCTGGGCAGCAGCGAACGCAGCATCAATAATGTCAGTAACAGAGGGAGTAGCGCCAATCGAAGACGATACAGCGTTGCCCTGACCAACAGCACCAACACCGATACCACCAGCACCAGTGTCGCGAGCAGCCTTAACGCCAAGCGACAGGAGGTTGCGGTCGTAGGTCTGAGCCAGAGCCTGACCCATCTGTACGGAGTATTCGCTGCGAACATCGAAGTGAGAGATAGCCTCATCTATGCGAGCAACAAAGGTGTTAGCGATGAGCAGATCATCGATGGTGATGACCTTCTCGTCCTGCTGGATAATGTTGCCAGTGATTTCAGCACCCGGAGTGTGGTACTCTGCAATGGTCTTACCGATTGCGGGGAACTGAGCCGACTTACCGCTCGAAATGTTACGAACGCGAGTCTTGTCTTTCATAATGGTAGCAGCGTTAAACGTAGTCAGAACTTCGCCGCTGAAGACCTTGAGAAAGAGTGCGCGTGCGTCACCAGCACCAAGCTGCTGACCAATACGCGAGGGAGTAGCATTTGCCATAATATATTTTCCTTCCGAAAATTATGTGAGTTGAGTTGAAAAAGTGTAGAACCCAATCACCGTACCAGTTGTCCTATTGTAGCTCCGCAAAGCTTATCGTTGGGCCGGAAGGTTTAGTTGTATCTACTTGTGTCTAGGCTGCTTACGTCTGTTAGCAGACTTAGACTTAATAGAGAGATTGCTAGGTCTATTGTCAGTTGGATTTAAGTTGTTGTGATCCACTTCCTTGCCATTAACAGCAGCCTCTCCGTGTCTTTTGATCATCAAACGCCTAGCGCGTTTACGCATTATGTTAGCGCGTCGGCGCTCTGGCGTCCGTGATGCAGAATATTCTTTTGCATAATCACGAGCCATAAAATGATCCTTAGAAAATGTCAGAGCGTCCAAGCTTTCGCTCAACGTCCCTGCGGAATGCTGGGTCTTCTCTATAACGAGGATCGCTCATGTCCTTCTCTAGTTCTGCAACGGAGCGATACACGCTCGCACCTGCCTTAGCAGTCTGTCCACGAACTTCACGAGAAGGCTCAAAGCCAACCTCTGCATCATAACGAGCCTTCAAACCTTTGACGGCCATCATTGCGGATGCAGTGTTGCCACTGTTAACTGCCGCATTATAAGCGGAGATTTCATCCTCAGAGAAATTGTCAGCGGCCCATGAGGTAATCGAATTGTACGAATCCTCACCGCCAACAGACGCAAACACGGTATTACGTGTTGAGTCGATAAGCGCCTCCTGACCAGAGATAAACTGGTCAACAAGCGTTTTTGGAATGCCAGCTTCTTCCAGCTTTTTATACTGGCTTTCGTTTAGTTCCCCGTTCTCCCAGTAGGAGGCAGAAAGCTCATCAAAGTCCAATCCAGCTTTCTCAGTAACCTGTCGAGCTTTTTGTTCAACCGTTTCGGTCTCTTCACTGTTGTCTTCTCCTTCGTCGGCATCATTAGCATTCTGCCCCTCTGGTTCTTCCAACGTCTGCTCAACATTTTCCTCCGTATTGGTATTACTGCGGGAACCTAACTTCTTCTCAAGCTCAGAGTAGGCTTTAGCCATATCCTCTGCACTTTTGAATTTTTCGGGTAGCCACTCAGGACGGTCGTCAGCGGAAGATTCAAAGTTATCGCTCTCATACTTTGCGGCTTCTTCTTCGAGCGTCGGTTCAGCAACATCCTTAGACGTGTCAATAGACACAGATAGAGTCTCACCCATGTATCAAAATTATCCTTGTGGAGGTGCAGCCTGTTCTTGATCCGGCGGTGCCTGATCTTCTCGTGCTGCCCTGTCAGAAAGACCCTTAACAACGTTAGGGCCAAGTTTACCTGCAAGATCGCCACCCATCTGCATCATCTGCTGCTGCATTTGCTGCTGCATTTGCTGCTGCTGCATTGCTTGGATTTCCTCTTGCGATTTAACAAGACCGGCAGAATCGATGCCAAGTGACGTAGCCACTCGACTGATGTAGTCGCCGGGGTTCATGAATTGCATAAGTATCTCTGGGCCTAGCGGCTGGAGAGCCTGCAACAATGAAATGTATTTATTCAGGTCGTGTCCACGTCCTAGCGCCTCAAGCCCTGTAACGATTGCAGGCTTGACAACACCCTTCGGCAGGGCGGGTAGACGCTTGGAACGAGTCATGCGATCCATGAGGCGGTTGACCAGCGGAAGCTGGAACTCTTGACTAAGCACAGAGTAAACACCACCAAGAATCTGCTCAAGCTCAGCAGACATGAAGCGTATCTCTTCAGCAGTAACACGCTCAGCCTGACGCTGGACAGCAGAGTTCATCAAGAACGCCATAGCCAGTCTGTCAGTGATTGTCTTAGATGCCTCATAGGCAATACGCATGTCAGCCTGTTTGTCAGACTTGAGTGAAGAGATGTCATCTGCCTTACCAAGGATCACGTCACCGCTTTCAGCTTTGGTAACATCCTTGATACGAGTCAGCCCGTTTGGGTTGAGTAGGTAGACCACTTTCGCAGCTACCGCAGACGCATCTACAATCGCCTTTGACAAGCCTTCAAGAGAGATAAGATCACCAAGGTACTCTTCAACGTAAGATCGACCGTAGTCTTCCCCATCGACAGCATTCCAACGGAGTGCCATAAACGGGGGTTTGTCTACAGGGAAACGGCCTTCAGAACCTGGAACACGCTTGCCGTTGATCTCTTGGTACATCTTCCAATGTACACGCTCGTTTTCATCGTCACAGCGATACCAGCGAGTGTAGACCTTTACTGTACGTTCCAGTTCTTCGTTTTCGTTTTCATCTGCTGACGAGTCATCAAGCAGTTCGATTTCAGTTTTGGAGAGTGAGTAAGGGCTAACTTCATCCTTTGCAATAACGTCAAGGACGTTGCCCAGCACATCACGCTTAACGACATAATTGTCCAAGCGCCAGATGCGAATACCTTCCTTGGGAAGATAGAGCAGGACATTACCTGCTACAATCAAATGTTTTAATGCGAGGAAGACAGGACTGCGAAGACCAGAGCCTTCAATTTCAGTCTGCACTGCTCGCTCAATTTTAGAAAGACCCTCGTCAACAATCGCCTTAGAACCGGGCTGGCCGGTAAGTTCGTCACGAGTAAAGTCATCTACGACTAGACGGAAGAACGGACTGTTTGGCGGAAGCAGCGAGAGCAAGAGTTTGGAAGCTAGGTTATTAACGCCCCTAGCGCCGATGCCTTGCCACGGTGTGTAATAAATCGTGGACTTAGAGTGTGCCTGTGGAGGCACAAGTGTTGGAATGGTTAGCTCACTACATCTGCGAGCGCGATCCAAGAACGTAAGGCGATCCGACTCTAGGGCTTCGTAACGGGCTTCACAAGTCCGTTCATTGTAGTCCATATCGCTCCTTACTTACATACTTGACCCGCCGCCGATACCA